TTAGCTACAGGTAACAAGTGGGCATTAACATACGATGCAGATTTAGTTCCAATCGTACGTTTAGTTGTTAACTCACCACTTGATACATCTAATATTGCTTAATATTATTTAAGTAGTGGTCATAAAACCTCATCAATTATTGGTGGGGTTTTTTCTTTACGCTACAATAAAACTAAATTACTTTATAGATCGTGGCAGCAACTATAGATGCAACAATAAAAGGAGCTAATGCTAATAGTTATGTCACATTAGCTGAAGCAGACTCATACTTTGAGACTGTCCCAAGTTCTACTCAATGGGATAATAAACAGGATGATAAAAAGAACAGAGCACTTATAGCAGCAACTAGATGGATTGATACTTTAGTTTATTACGGAGATAGATGTGATGACGGACAGGCATTAAAATTTCCTAGAAATAATTATCAGGTAGATGGAGTCGAATTAGCTTGTTCTAAAATTCCTAATGGTATTAAATACGCACAATATGAACTAGCCAGAGCTTTAGCAAATGACACTGATGCTATTACTGGTACTACTGGAAAAGATGGTAATTTTGAAGAAGTAAAGTTAGGAGATATTCAAGTTAAATACAATACTGCAAGTCAGGGAACAGGGTCAGTAAACAATATTCTTGATGTCTACCCGTGGTTACAAAGTTACCTTGGAGCGTATATGCTAGGTGGAGCAGGAAGTTTTCAACTAAGGGCGGTTAGAGGATAATGGCAGGACAACTAGACACAGCATTAAAGAATATAGCTAAACAGGTAATAGCTGATTTAGGAGATTCTTTAGATACCAGTATTATCTATACAAGAAAAACATCTCCTGTCTACAACACTTCAACTGGTGCGGTATCTACAACTGATGTTAGCTATAACATAAAAGTACCAATTGAATTTGTTAGATCATCAGAGGAAACTGGATTCCAGGAAAATGTAGCCAGGTTATATGTAACACCAGATTTAATTGGAGACAGTCAGCCTTTATTACAAGATGAAATAACGCTTACATTTTCTGGATCTACCAGAGCAGCTAAAATTACAAATGTTCTTACTCAAAAAGGTGGTCAAGAATATTTATTCCGCATTGACGTTATTTTCTAATGACTTTAGTAAACGCAAGAGCAGCATTTGAAACCGCAATCAAAAGTGCAGTAACAACTGCTGACAACACAGTAACAGTTGTATTTGATAATATGCCTTTCACAACTCCTGGAAAAAATAAAAAGTATGTAATGGTAAGTTTAGACTTTATACAATCCACCACCCAAACTCATGGTGCTGCATCAGATTATTATGCTGGTTCTATAAGATGTGGAATTATGACACCACCGAACAAGGGAAGTGCTGTTGCATCTGCGATAGCCGAATCAGTAATTGATGGATTGATCTCAGTAAACGCTCCAGGATATTCAGATACATTTTCAGTAAGTCCCAGAGTATCGGCAATCGAAGGACCAACTTCTGTAAATGTTGAAGAAGATAGCCATTATTTATCCGTTATAAGTTGCGATTTTAGTGCCAATGCCTAGAAGAAAACCACTAACTGAATTAACAAAAGACATAGAAAAAAAGTTAGTAAAAGGAAGAAAACAAGCAGCCAAAAATATAGTAAACAGCCTTACTGAAAAAGGTCCGTGGTGGACAGGTACATTCGGAGAAAACTGGATAGTATCAAAGAACCCTGTAAAAGCCAGAAGAAAAAGAAAACCAGATTTTCCTTCGTACATGATGCCTAAACCAACAGCTAGGCAGATAAAAAATGCAAGAGTTCCGAATGTAGCATTGAATCAAGATTTGTTTATTGGAAACAGAGCTAAGTATGCTGGTTTTGCAATTAACGCACCAGGGCAAACTTTACCCAACTTTAGAGGTCAACAAGTCACTTATGCACAACATTTTAGTCAATCTAAGGGACCGACAGCTATGGGTCCAAATTGGTACAATATTTATACAGAAGGTGGTTTTATTCATAAGGACATAACATTAGCGTTTCAAAAAGTTGGTTTTACTAATAAAGTAGTAGTATAGTAAGTAAGTATATAATTTAATTACTATGCCAACAGATAGAGCTATTGATAAGCTAAGAAATGCTTTCAGCGTAGATAGTAAGAGCAGTTATTCTATTTATAAGAAAGGAGAACTTGTTTTAAAGGTATATTGGTCGCCTCTTACTATTTCAGATAGAGACACTATAAATGCTACTTTAATAGCATCTAATAAAGGTCAAGAAGAGGGAAACTTAGACTTTGCTTTACAGGTAATAATAAATAAAGCAGAAGATGAAACAGGAAAAAAGTTATTTGTAGAAGCAGATAAACCTAGTTTAAGAAGAGAAATACCACTAGCAGTCTTGTTGGAGCTTATGACAAAGATGCAAGAGTTGGGCGAGGAGGTTAGCCCTGATGCCGTAAAAAGCACAACTTGATAAAGACAACTATTTGTATTTACAGTTTGTTATCGCAGAAAGTTTAGGGATAACATTGGCTCATTTAAAGAAGAATATGACCCTAGAGGAAATGTATGGCTGGAACGCATATTTTAGATTAAAAGGCGAAAGAGAAGAAAAAGCATACGAAGATGCAAAAAAGAAAGCTCAATATCGTAAGGTACGCTAAACTAAGAACAATGTTTATTAGAAAGTAGTGGCTGGTTCTAATTACGATGTAAATATAAAATTAGACGTAAGAACTGTTAATGCACAGTTAAAGAAACTTGAGACAAGAATTGCGAATTTAAATAGAATAGCTTTAGGTGGTAGAGCAAGCAAGCAAATTTTAGCGGTAGAGCGAAATAAACTAGCATTAAATATTAAAGAAAATAGATTAGAAAAAGCAAATTTAAAAATAAAAGCGAAAGAATTAGCAACAGAAAAAGAGATATTTCGTACAAAACAAAAAACTGCAAATATCGTACCAAGACAATCGGGAGGTTTTAATCGAGGTGTAACAACTGGAGGTTCGGCAGGAGGAAGTGCTGGAGGTAAAGGAGTTCTTTCTGGAGCATTAATAAGTGGTGCATTTCCGTTGTTATTTGGGCAAGGAGCATTGGGTGCTGCTGCTGGTTTTGGAGGTGGACTAATTGGTGGGGCTATTGGCGGTCAAATGGGAGGATTTGCAGGAGGTCTTGTAGCCACAGCTTTATTACAAACAGTAACCAACACAGTAAATGGTATAAATGAATTAGGGGCTGCTTTAAACGATCCTGCACAAAATCTGGACAAACTTGTTACAAATTTATCAAGATTTGATCGAGGTCTTTCTACCTCTGTTCAAATTTTACAATCAGCAGGTTTAACACAGTCAGCAGGGCAGTTAGCAAAAGCTAATTTTGGTTCGCAGTTTGGTGCTGCTGGTGCTAATAGTCTTGAAGAAATGAATAAATCATTTAAAAACTTTGGAAAAGTTACAGCAGAATTAGGTACGCAATTAGCAATTTTAGCGTCAGGTCCGTTAACTGGATTTATGAAAATGCTTAACTTTGTATTAGGCGGTGGAGGAGATACATCTGGAGATAAAAGTTTAGGAGAAACACTAACTGAAACCATTAGAAAAAGAGAATTGGCGATTGAAGAAATACAAACTTTAGAAAAGGGTATAGCAGATGCTTTAGCTAAAAGAGAAAAAGATCGTGAAATATTATTTGATAAGGAAAAGTTTAGAGAAGCATCAAAAGATGGAACATTAGGAGGTATTCAAAGTAGATTTAGAAATCTTGGTGCTGAAGTACAAGCAAATGAACAGAATTTAACAATATTAAAACACCAAGTAAAAAACTATGAAGATATTGTCCGTCTTACAGAACTGCAAAGAAGAATATTAAAAGAAACTGAAATGGATCTTTTAGCTCGATTAGAACTAGAAAAAGCAAGATTTGAGGGTACTGAAGAAGAATTAATTGTTTTAGAACAGAGAGCTAAAATTAAAAAATTAGAATTTGGAATAGAAAAACAAATTGCAGAAATAGAAGCACTAAAGGAAAAAGGCAGTAAAGCTGAAATAGAAAGAGCAGAGCAAACTTTAAGAAATTTAGAATTACAACTTGATCTTGAAGAACAAATAACATTAAACAGATTAAATGCTGCCGATCCAGCAATAAGTAGAATGAGAGATTTAAACAAAGAAATGACAGAACTTAATGATCTTTCTCGTCAGTCAGTAGAGTTATCAAAACGAATGGGATCATCTTTTGAGGATTCTTTTAAAGGGATTGTTAAAGGAACAATGACTGTGCAAGATGCGTTTAGAAATATGTTGAACAGAATAGCAGATTTTTTCTTAGATACTGCTGCACAGATGGCTGCTAACCAATTGCAGAAAAGCATATTGGGTATGTTTGGAAATATCTTTAACTTCAGTACCACACCTATGAATGACATACAGGGAACAGTAATGATGGCAGCGAACGGTGGTCCTGTAGGAATGAGGCAACCTTATATTGTGGGAGAGCGTGGGCCAGAATTATTTGTTCCAAATCAATCAGGCAATATAATTCCTAACCATGATTTAGCTGGTGTTGGTGGTGGTTCAACGAATATAGTAGTAAACGTAGATGCTTCTGGTTCTAATGTAGAAGGAGATGAAGATGAAGGTAGAGCATTAGGTATTGCATTATCAGCAGCTATAGAGACAGAATTAATTAAACAGAAAAGACCTGGAGGTTTACTTGCATAATGGCTACCTTTCCATCAATCACACCAACATACGGACAACAAAAAAGATCCGCACCAGCTACTCGTACTGTTCGTTTTGCTGATGGCTACGAACATAGAATTTTATTTGGATTAGCTGCTCATCAGAATCCAAAAGTTTTTAACTTTACATTTAACGTATCAGAAACAGATGCAGATACGATAGAAGGATTTTTAGACAGTAGAGCAAATGATAGTGCCAGTTTTACTTTTACTCCACCAGGAGAAGGATTTACAAAGACAGGAACTTATTCTCAATCAGGTACTACAGTAACAATTACGATTTCAAGTCATGGT